ATAATCTTTTTCATTACACCAGGATATTTCTAAACCCCAATCTTTTTTATAATCATTTTCTGTCATACTATTATATCTATCAATTGAAATACAGTTTCTAATTTTTTTAAATTAACTTTTTTATTTAATGTATTACTTAATCCGTAATGTAAGGGTTTTGGCCACATACCGAAACTAACCCATGCGTATCCGTCATGTTCGCTATTTAACGTAGGAATAAATTCGTTTTGAACAATGCAAAGATATGTATGAAATTTAAACTTTGTATCGTTAGACACAAAAGTTTCTAAAGGAATTGTCTTTTTTATTTCAACACTGCCAATTTCTTCGACTATTTCTCTGCGCAACCCTTCCCACGGAGTTTCTTTTTCTTCGTTAGTCCCGCCAACAAGGCCCCATAGATTATTACTACGCTTTGAGTTTGATCTATGTAAAAATAAAAATCTATGAGTGTCTAACGAATATAACAGAGCACCACTACAAATAATGTCTTTCATATTAATAGTTAGTTTAAAAATCTAAACGCCAGTCGCCGTTTGGATATTCTCCTTCGAATGAAAGCACCCACTCACCTTGATCAAATTTATATTGTACGCCAGTATTAAGATTAGTAGTATAAACAGTTCCGTACACGCTAACATCTACGTCTGAATCAAAAACTATAGTCCAGTTTAACCCGTCCCATTCTACAATATCGTTTTCGTCTGCTATAAAGTCTGTACCGTCTGCGTTTTTCCAAGCGTCGGCGCCGTCTTCGTTGTTTTCATCGCCTATAGGACCTAATAAAAGTATACGAGGATTTCCTGTTAATCCTAATTCTTGTGGATTAGACTTAATTGGATCTATGATGTAATCAATTTTTCCTCGATCACCTAATGCTGAACTGATAACTGTATCAGTTGGAATACTGTCCTCGTCCCAATTTACAATAGCCTGTGTTTCATCTGTTTGATCAATTGCAATAGTTCCTACAATATCAAAATTCCAATCTGAACGTCGAAGTCTTATTTGCGTTATGCCGTCATTGAATTTCTGCGGAAACGCTTGTAAAAATTCTGGCCAAGTAAATCCTCCAACAACTCCTCTTTTAATAAGTTTTAATGTGTTGTTTAAAACTAATAAATCAGAGTTTTGATAAGAAGTTTTTCTAATATTAAGAATACCTAAACTAGTTTCCCAATCTTTACTTGTGCGCAGTCGTTCAACTTCTCCTGTATCAGTAACATATAGCCCTGTCTTAACAGATGCGCTTTCGTCGCTTTTATTATCTGTAATAATATCTGTTGTTTCATTAAATAATTCGTCAACATCATTAAACACTTTAGTAATAATGTCAGTTACTACTCCTAGACGTTTAACTTTTGCTGGAGGACTGATGTATACTGGTGTTGTAAAAGTTAATGTAGAAATATCTATTTCTGTGTCTGTGCCTGCCGGAATGGTTCTACTACTCCAGCCAACACTTTCTAAATTAACAACACTAAGGCTAGTCCAGTCTAGATAATTATCAGTAGTCTGTATTTCTAAACTTGGATTAAACAACATTAATATTTGTTCTAATATTTGCAATTTTTGATCAGTGTTAGTCGACCAAATATCAACATTAACTGTAAGCGTATAAGGAGTTGGCATCAGACGTTCTACAGTATAATTTTTACCATCTTGATTTAAATATTCTTTATTTGTAGCATCGTATGCACGTTCTCTAATATTTACTTTGCTTACATAGCTAGAATCTGAAGTTCTTGCGCGGTCCATTTCTAAACCAGTTATGTAAACTGCCATTCTTGGAGCATTTGGAACTTTGTTTTCAGAATTATCTCTTAAAAGATTACCTACTTGCCTAGTTAAATCGCCGTAAACAACTGGAACAACAGTTATTTGATTTTTACCATCCTTATATGAAAAATTACTCATAAGTCTTACCATTTGAGTAATATACCTTCTTAACTGTCCATCATAAAAATGTTGCATTAGTTATCTGCCTGTGCTCTTAAAACTTTACTTAACCCTTGGCGCTGTTCTTCTCTATTATTATAGAAAGATACAGTCCATTGGCCTTCATATTCTAATTCGTCTTGTACTCCTGCTACTACAGGAAGATTAATTGCTGCCTTAGACGAATCGTAGCTTGTAATTAAGTTAGGATAATCACTAATTACATATGATTTTTCTAACGTTTCGTATTTAACTATTACATATTTTGCATCAACTGGATAGTTAATATCTGTTAATAGGAGTGTGTCTCCTACTGCGCCAACAACTAAATCGGAAGCAACTTTATCATTGTACACAAAATTAGTATTATTGATAAATGTGCCTTTTTGTGTTTGTCTATTATCAGTATTACTCATAGTCATTCTTACACTATCGTGTACCTTAACCCATTTACTGCCATCATATCTAAACATACGCTTTGGTAAAAAGTCTGTACGTAAAAAGTAATCGTTTTCTGATGGCGCTCCTGGAAATTGTATACCGTGTCCAAAACTTGCACCATTTGGTAAATTATCATCGCCGAGTAAATATCCATCATACCCTGATTTACTTGGCGGAGCAGATGTATTTGTATTGTCTACTTTTTGTACTTCTGTACTAGATCCTACAACATTTCCTTGGTCGTCTCTTTCTACTGTAGTTTCTACAGTGTAATAATGACTAGTATCATAACCTGATTTCGGTGCATCGGCTTCTGCTTGTGCTACAACTGCGTCATTAATTTGCATATCTTTTTCATAAGTAGAAAGTATATCTCTTAGCGTACCATCTTCTGGATAATCTTCGCTTGCTGGCAAATCAAGTATTTCTTTAAACTCTTGACTATCAACAATCTGTTTTAGTTTTAATCTATATAAGTGCGGATACCAAGTAGGTGAAAATCCTTCACTTGCTCTGTTCACATCATCGATTACATAAAATCTCTTCAATGCAACTGAATAATCATTTAATGCATATTCGTCTTTTAAATGCGGCAATTCTATTACATCGCCTGACATAAGTTTACGACCAATAGTTTTTACACTGCTATTGATATGAACAGTCATAAACACTGTGTCGTTATCTAAAAACATTCCAAACTGACTGAGGTTAAAATCATTATCCTGTACGCTGTATATTCCACGTATAGTATACACATCTGGATCGTATTTTCTATCTCTATTTTCTAAAAATAGCAAATCCTGTATATTAGTTTCTTTAACTCTATCATATTGTGGCTGGTCAGCAGTAGCATTGCTATCTGTTGAATTTTCGGGACCTAGGTACTTGTGTACGTGCATATCTGTTCCGCCCACAGTAAACATTTCTAATACCTGTCGGTCTAGAAATTCGTAGTCTTTTCCCTTTTCTGGTTTGTATAAACTTAATCTTGGCATATACATATTTATCGATAAATACTTTACGGAGAACTTCTATATGTCAAATTTAAAAACTAAAAAACAAGAAGTGTTTGATTATGTGCATGCAATGCTAGGCGGCGGTATGATTGATGTTGAACTTGATCCTGTTCATTATGAAACTGCACTAACTAAGGCATTAACACGTTTTAGACAACGTAGCGACAATAGTGTTGAAGAAAGCTATTTGTTCATGCCTACTATCGTTGACGAAAATACATACACATTACCAAATGAAGTTATCGAAGTTCGTAAACTATTTCGTAGAAGTGTAGGATCACGCACAGGCGGCGGAGATGGCGGAACATTATTTGAACCATTTAACTTAGCGTACACAAATACATATTTACTGTCTAGCTCAAACATGGGCGGGCTAGCAACTTATGATATGTTTGCCGGGTATCAAGAACTAGTAGGACGTATGTTTGGATCATTTATTGAATTTAAATGGAACAGCACAACTAAAAAATTAACACTATTACAACGTATGAGGGCAGAAGAAGATTTACTTCTATACGTTTATAATTATCGCCCAGATGAAGAATTATTATCTGACTATCTAGCAAAGCAATGGATTAAAGATTATACGCTGGCTGCATGCAAATATATGTTAGGCGAAGCACGTAGTAAATTTGCACAAATTGCAGGGCCACAAGGTGGATCAACACTTAATGGTGATGCGCTAAAATCAGAAGCACAGGGCGAAATGGAAAAACTCGAAAATGAGGTTGCAATGGCAGTACCGGGCGGAACTGGCTACGGATTCACAATCGGATAAAGAGTAGAATAAGTCTTCTTAAATATATAACATATTTGAGAGGACACAAATGCCTATAATTGAAACCTGGTTTCCTTGTACTATATATTATGATGACAATGTTTTTTCTCTTGAACAAAATAAAGAATGGGAAAAATATTGTTTATCTCTCGAACAACAGCACGAATCAGGCGGCGATGCTTGGTACGGTGATACATATACATCTTTAAATCAGTATGATTTAAAACACGATTCGGTTTTTCAACCGTTAGTAGAAGAAGTTAGTAAACGTGTACACGATTTTGCTCGAGCTTTTAACTGTATGGGAGAATATAACTGTAAAACTGCTTGGTTTAATGTAAACAAAGAAAATACATTTCAAGAATTTCATACACACGCCGGCGGCATTTTTAGTGCCATATATTATGTTTCTGCACCCGAAGGGTCTGGTAGTGTAGTGTTTGAAGATCCCAAAGAACCTGATATGCTGCCCTTAAAAGGAGTTGACAAAAGAAATCAATTAAGTTATATTGTAGCAAAATATCCCCCTGCAACTGGAAAACTTATCATTTTTAGATCTTATATGAGGCATTTAGTCGAAGCAGGTACTAATACTGATCCTAGAATATCAATAGCATTAAATTTTAATTGACATTTCTTATTTTTTATTATATAATACAAGTTATAAGTTTAAGGAGATAATAGGTGCTACCTAAGTTATTAGTTGTCGGCCATGGTCGTCATGGTAAAGATACTGTATGCGAGATGCTACAACAGTATGGATATTCATTCCAGTCATCAAGTAAATTCTGTTCAGAGCTTTTTATCTTTAATGAGCTAAAAGACAAATATAGCTATGCTGACGAGGAAGCATGTTATGCAGATCGTCATAATCATCGCACTGAATGGTATAATATGATTCACGATTATTGTAAAGATGATCTAGCACGGTTAGGACGCAATCTATTTGCAGAGCATGACATTTACTGCGGACTACGCAACAAGCGTGAATACTTTGCAATGAAAAACGAGCAAATTTTTGATTATGCTATTTGGGTAGATCGGTGCGATCATTTGCCCGCAGAAGATCCTAGTTCGATGAGTATTGAACAGTGGATGTGTGATTATATAATTGATAATAATGGCGGCTTAGAACGACTAGAAAAAAATGTAGCAATTCTTATGCGTACAATATTTAAAAGTCGGGCACTAAGTCTCCCTGCTTCCACTTCACNCCACTTTTTTGAAGAATCCTTTGACAGTTAGCGCAGATAGTNTTTAAGTTTCCTGGNCGGCAATTTTCTAAATTGCCATCTATGTGAAAGACGTTAAACTGTTCTGGATACTTTGATTTGAAATTACACTTCTCGCAGTGGTTTTTCTTTTCATAACCACGCTGCTTCCATTTAGGTATTCCGTGTCCTGTACCATTGCGTAAACAAGTTTCACAGAGCTTGCGATAGTAAGTTCTGTTTTCTTTTTTGTAATTTATAGCAGCAGGACGCTGGCCGCACTTGCATAATGGTCTCATACTGTATTTAGCTCACCTTTTTGGTCCCTTTTTTTGGTGGTTTATAGGGGTATTTTACTGTTTGACTGCTAAATACAATTAGCGAAAACACCAACTCGTATTATAGGAGAATTATAATGGCATTGACATCACCAGGAGTACAGGTTAGCGTCATTGACGAAAGTTTTTACACACCAGCAGAGCCGGGCACTACGCCTATGATCTTTGTTGCGTCTGCGCAAAACAAGTCAAACGCATCAGGTACTGGAATAGCACAAGGAACACTAGCACTGAATGCTGGTAAGCCTTATTTACTAACATCGCAAAGAGATTTAGCGGATACCTTTGGAGATCCGGCATTTTATACAGATAACAACAATAATCCAATTCATGGTTCGGAACTTAATGAATACGGCTTACAGGCTGCTTATTCATTTTTAGGAGTAAGCAACAGAGCATGGGTTGTTAGAGCAGATATTGACCTAGCATCACTTGCGCCATCTGCAACAGCACCGGCTGCAACTCCAACTAATGGAACATATTGGTTAGATACACAAACTACAGCATGGGGCATTCAAGAATGGAATGGTAATTCAGTACTTGTTTCCAGCGGACAAACATTTACTAATAAAACTCCTATTGTAATTACAGATACTACATTAGTAAGTAATGGTGCTCCAATTAGCACAGTTGGTGAAATAGGTGATTATGCAGTAGTAGCAACAACTACATTGAATAAAGTTTACTACAGAAATTCATCAGGGTCCTGGGTACATGTAGGCAGTGATGATTGGAGGAAGAGTTGGCCAACAGTTAGAGGTACTGCTTCTAATCCAACTGTATTTGCAGGGAACTTTACTATCAACGGCACTAGTATTGCAGTAGGCGGTTCTGACACAGTATCGGATGTTAAAGATACTATTAATGGACTACTAATACAGGGTGTAACAGCAGGCGTTGTTGACGGACGCTTAGAAATTTACAGCGACGGAACAGGTTCGGCTGCACTAGATTCAACCGGCGGCGGCGATATTGAAATCGGCGGGACAACCGGAGTACTAGATGCACTAGGTTTAACTGCTGGCACCTATTATCCGCCAGCATTGCAAATTAGCAAGCATACACAAATTCCAGAGTGGAAAACAGCAGATACACGTTCTCGTCCTACAGGTTCTATATGGGTTAAAACAACTGAGCCAAATGCTGGCGCACGTTATAGAGTTAAAGTGTGGAACAATGACACTCAACTATGGGATACTGTTGATGCTCCGATTTATGGATCAAACGAAGAAGCACTTTACAGCTTAGATAGAACAGGCGGCGGCGAAAACTTAGCAACTGGCGATTTGTATGTGCAATATAATGTTGCAGGCGACACTTTGCCGTTGGCTACATTTAAACTATTCCGTAGAGAAAGCACAGCACCTACATCGGTTCGTAGTTCAAGAGTTGATACACAGCTTACAAGCAGTGCATCATATACATTTGCTATGCAAGCAACTGCTCCAAATGCAAATACATTTACTACAGCANCAGTTACAATAACAGCAGCAGGTGCAGCATCAGACGCAACTACTATTGCAGCAGCAATTACAAATGCAGGTATTGCAAACGTAAGTGCAGAAGTTGATACACAAAATAGAGTT